GATGATTTCGATATTAACTTAGTATCTGTACCAGGTGTAATTAGACAGTATCATTCTTACGTATTTGATAAAGTTGTTGATATGGTTGAATCTCGTGAAGATGCATTCTTCATTGGTGATGTAGTTGGTGTAGATAGTACTATAACTGATGCAGTAGAACAAGGTAATAATGTAGATTCTAACTATGTTGGAACTTACTACCCATGGGTTAAAACAATCGATTCAAGAACAAATAAACTAACTTCAGTTCCACCATCAGTATTGATGCCAGGAATCTATGCAGCCAATGATGCTATTGCAGCTGAATGGTTTGCACCTGCAGGTTTAAATAGAGGTGGTATTGTAGGAGCAGTTTCTGTTCTAAACAGATTAACTCACGCTGAAAGAGATACCTTATATGAAGGAAAAATCAACCCAATCGCTCAATTCCCTGGAGAGGGTATCGTTGCTTTCGGTCAGAAAACCTTACAAGATAGAGCTTCAGCGTTAGATAGAATCAATGTTCGTAGATTGTTGATTAAAGTTAAGAAATACATTGCATCTACATCAAGATACTTGGTATTCGAACAAAACACATCACAAACAAGAGGTAAATTCTTAAATACAGTGAATCCTTATTTAGAAGGAATCCAACAAAGACAAGGTTTATATGCATTCCGTGTAGTAATGGATGAATCAAACAACACACCTGATGTAATCGACAGAAACATCTTGGCTGGACAGATTTTCTTACAACCAACAAAAACTGCTGAATTCATCGTGTTAGATTTCAACATCTTACCGACTGGTGCATCATTTACCGCATAATTTAAAAAAGTATAAAAACTATATTTATTAGTATAATAGGAGAATAAACAAAATGGCAGAAGTATTAGAATTTAACGATATGTTCTACACCAACTTCGAACCGAAGATGAAGAACAGATTCATCTTGGAAGTAGATGGTATTGCATCATATCTTATCAAAACGGCTAACAGACCTTCAATTCAATTTGAAAAGGTTACCCTTGACCATATTAACGTTAAAAGACAGTTAAAAGGTAAAGGCGAGTGGCAAGATGTAAACATTACATTATACGATGCAATCGTTCCAAGTGGTGCTCAACAAGTAATGGAATGGGTTCGTTTATCTCATGAATCTTTAACAGGTCGTGATGGATATGCAGATTTTTACAAAAAAGATTTACAAATCTATATGTTAGGACCTGTTGGTGATAAAATTGAACAATGGACTCTAAAAGGAGCTTTTATCCAATCAGCAAACTTTGGTGATTTAGATTGGTCTTCAAATGACCCTGCTTCAATTGAATTGACATTATCTTACGATTACGCAATTTTAGAATACTAATACAATACTCCATTTATTATACAGAAAGAGTTCTCTTATTGAGAACTCTTTTTTTTTCAACTTTTTTTAAATTATATATTTATATACAAACAATTAAAATAAAAGTTTATGGCTAATTATGATTTTCCAACGGAAGTAATTTCACTTCCATCTCAAGGTAAATGTTATCCAGAAGGAAATCCCCTATCTTCTGGCCAAATTGAGATTAAATACATGACTGCACGAGAAGAAGAAATTCTTTCATCGCAGAATCTTATTAGAAAGGGGGTGGTACTTGATAAGTTATTTGAATCTATTATTGTAGATAAAAATATTAATATAGATGATATATTAATAGGGGATAAAAATGCAATAATGTTAGCAACTCGTATTTTAGGATATGGTGCAAACTACACAATTGAAGTAGAAGATGAATATGGTGAACTTGAAGAAAAAATTATTGATTTAGGAAAAATTCAAACAAAAGAAATAGATTTTGATAAACTAAATACTGAAAACAGATACAACTTCACAACCAAATCAGGTATACAACTTGAGTATAAGTTACTAACCCATGGTGATGAGAAGAAAATTGATGCAGATGTAAAGGCACTTGAAAGATTAAATAAAGGTGGAACTTCATCAGAATTAACTACTCGTTATCGTTATATGATTACATCGGTTAATGGTAAAACTGACACTCAATCAATTACTCAGTTTATTAATAATCAGTTCTTAACCATCGATACTCGTGCCTTTAGAGAGGAAGTTAAAAAAATATCTCCCGATGTAAGTATGGAATATGAGCATGAGAACCCACGAACGGGAGAAGTGGAGGTACGCCCAATTCCTATGGGCGTAGGGTTTTTTTGGCCTACCGAGTAACTACTCAATAATATTACATCAACAAATTTTTGATTTATGTTATTATGGTAATGGGTTTACTCAAGAAGGAGTTTATAGATTACCGATACATCTTCGAAATTTCTACTACAAAAAATTAGTAGATGCAAAAAAGAAAGAAAATGATGATGTAAAAAAACAACAAAATTCAAATCCCAACTCAAAGGGACCTAACGTAAGAGTGAGGAAGTAAAAACTTCCTCACTTTTTTTATGCTTTATATTTATAGTAGTATAATTGGAGAAATATTAAAATGAAAGTAACCAACGAAGATAAAAAATTATTTAAGGAATCATATACTAAGTGGGTTCAAAAAGAATCTATTCTTGGTAAGTTATTTTTAAGGGGAGTTACATCTTCTTTAAAAAATAACAAGGATATACAATCCTCTATTAAATCTGCGGATAAAGCAATTGAAAATGCAAAACAGAAAATAGAAAAACAGGCAAATGGTGATAGAGAACTGATTAAGAAATCATTATCACCAGAAATACGAAAAGCATTAGGATTCGATTACTAATAAAGGAATTATAACTAATGGCAGATAATAAATCACAAAGAGAATATAATGATTTACTGAAAATGACCCAATCAATGTTGGGTTCTATTGGTAAATCCATGGATGATATTGCCAAAAAAAGTGATAAACGAAATAAGGCTTTAGAATACGAGGCATCTTTTTCTGCGGAATTAGTTAAAAACCTACAATCTCAGGCAGATATTGAAAAATTAATAACTGATATTAAGACACAATCATTATCTGTATCTAAAAAGGATTTTGGTGCTAATTCAGAATTAGCAAAACAATATAAAATACAACTTACAGGTGCACAATCTATTTTAAAACAACGATTGAAAGATTTAGATGTTTTAAATAAAACTCAAGATGTGGTTGAAGAATATGGTAGTGAGTTTAAAAATAAAATAGATGGTGTATTTGATAAAATAAAAGATATACCCATTATTGGTAAGGCGTTAGGTAAAATGTTTCAACCATTCCAAGATAAAGCAAGTAAAATTGTGGATGGAGTTGGTAGACAATTTATGAATGGATTTTCCAAATCATTCTTAAAGGCACGAGAGAGTGGGTTAAATACATTTCAGTCATTTAGTAAAGGTTTAAGTGGTGGTATTAAGAATGCAGATATATTCTTAAAGAGAATTGGAATGTTACCTTTAAGAATGTTACTTGGTATTGGTGCAGTACTTGCATTGGTAAAAGTTGGTTTTGATGGGTTTAAGAAATTAGATGCAGCAGGAGCAGAATTTAGAAAATCAACTGGACTTTTAAATTCACAAACAAAACAACTTGAGGGTAACCTTAGAAATGTTACAATGAATTATGCATCACTCGGTGTATCCGCTAGTGATGTTGCTTCTGCAGCTGCTGAATTTACTAATGAATTTAAAGGCATAGAACAACCATCAAGAGAAGTTCTTGGTTCAATGGTTTCATTGAATAAAAACTTTGGAGTTGGTAATGCTGAAGCAGCAAAATTAAATAAAATATTCCAAAATATCGGTGGATTATCTGCCGAACAATCACAATACTTAGTTGGTCAAACTGCTCAAATGGCACGAATGGCTGGAGTTGCTCCAAGTAAAGTTATTAGGGATATGGCGGAGTCATCTGAGTATGCGTATAAATACTTCCAAGGTTCTCCACAAGAATTACAGAAAGCAGCAGTACAAGCTGCTAAATTAGGAACTTCAATTGCTGAAGCAGGTAAGGCAGCTGACAATTTATTAGATTTCCAAAACTCGATTACATCGGAACTTGAAGCAAGTGCTATGTTGGGTGTAAATCTTAATTTGTCTCAAGCAAGATACGCTGCAGCAAACGGTGATTTAATTGGACAACAACAAGCAATAAATGACCAAGTTGCCCAATTAGGAGATTTAACAAAATTAAATACATTTGAACAAGAAGCTCTTGCTAAGGCAACGGGTATGGAGTTTTCTTCATTAGTAGACCAGCAAAGGATACGAGAACGATTTGGGTCATTACAAGGTGAACAACTTGCAGCTGCCATGGCTTTGGTTGATGCTGGTAAAGATATTAATAAGATTACAAATGATGATTTAAACGCACAAACAAAAAGAATGCAATCTCAAAAAGAAATGCAATCTGTCTTTGAAAATATGGGAAATGAACTTGGTGCAATAAAAACTGCTCTATTAGACGCGTTTGAACCACTTGCTTCATTTGTAGTACCAATACTTGGTAGTTTAATATCACAAGTTTCTGGTGTATTAGTACCTGTATTTAAAGGATTGGGATTTGTTATTGGAGTTGCAATCGCACCACTTGCATGGATGGTGGAAAA